TCTCTGATGCCGCCAGTTACGCCCCCCGGCCCCCCGGCCCACGCCGAACCTACTGTATGGCCGAGGGTGCCCGCCGGCCCCGTTATATTCATTGTGGTCTGGACACCGTTAACCTGATCCGTGATGTCGCCCTGCTCGTCGTATATCCCGTTGGCAAGGTTCACACCATACCCATCGCCCGTGTCCGTGCCCGTCTGCTGGATAACCGCGCCCGTATCGGAAAAGTTCGTCTGCATAGTGCCGAGCGCGTCGGAGGATGACGTGTTGGCAATGCCCATAGAGTCTGATACCTTCGTACCGAACCCGCCAAACAGACCACCAAGCCAGTCGAGTGCGCCGCCTACTGCGTTCACTACGAAGATGATCAAGTCAAATGCGGGCTTCAGCACCGTGAGAATGGCGCTGGCTACGTCTACAATGAGCGTAATCAGGGGCACTAACAGGGATATGAGGACATTCAGCAAAGGCGATAAGGCCGTCATGACCTTTGCCAAACCCTGCTCGAATGCATTGTGCAGCTTGTCCATCGCGCCCGCGGTCGAGTTGCCGTACTTCTCGGCCTGCCCTGCAAATGTGGACTGGATTTGGCCTAATGCCTCTGTGGCAGTTGATCCCTCTTTAACTACAATCCCGTACCGCTTGAGGATGGCGATGTTGCCGTCATGTACTTTGCCTACAAGGTTGACGGCTAAGGCCAGGTCGATGTTCTTGCCCCTGGCCAGGTCCATAGCTATCGCGTTTAACTTCTCGGCCTCAGTGACGTTGTGCGTGGACAAGACAAGCCTGCCCAGGCTGTTCTCAACCTGTATATGGGAGAAGGCCAACTTGCCCTGTTCCGCTATATACGGCTCGATTGCTGCTACGCCACCGGTCCATCCCTTAGCAACATTATTGACAGTTACGGTCAGTCGGTCCGTGGCGGATTGCTCCTCTGCCGCCGCCTTGACCCCATCCATCATTACCTTGACAAGTTCCCCGCCGATCATGGCTGCGCCGCCGAACGCTACGCCCATCATCCCGATCTTGCCAACACCCTCACTTATCCCTGAGAATAGGCCCGCACTCTTTTCTTTCGATACCGTTGCTTCATTACCGAATTGTTGAACCGACGTAGTGGCTTTTGTCGTGGCCGCCTGGACAGCGCCCATCGAGGCCGCGCCCTTCTCCCCGGCCTGCTGTAGGACGGTGCCTGAGCGCGCGCCTTCCGTGCTCAGCACCCCCAGCTTTTGGGCAGACGCTGCTATGGCCGCGTCATGCTGGCTCGTGTTGGCCGTAAGGATCGTCTGCAGACTCGCCACAGTCACGGACACGTTTGCACCTCGTTTACTTGACGAAGGGCGTCCTTTTGGTTATGTAAAGGACGCCCCACGCTGGTCTGTCACCTGTTCCTCTGTTCAGCGAACCGGATCAACTCTTGCGCCTCCGCCTCTGCGCTAAGCGTTGCAAGCGCCCGTGTGACCCAGAACTGATAATCGAGATCGGGCAACGCCAAAAGCTCTACTACGCTCAGGCCAAGTACGGGCCCTACTTTGATGTGAATGTACCAGTCGGGCTGGGCGATTTCTGACTCGGGTAGCTCGCCAAAGTAATGCGCCCCCAACAACGCGGCGAGCAGCCCCGCTACCTCTTTTTTGAGGGCGCTACTGACCCCCTATCCTTCCCTATCGCGGTCAGGACATCCGTCAGGATGCTGGCCGGCACCTGCGTGCGTATGCTTTCCGGGTCCAACTCTATCGGCTGGTTGTCCTCATCCAGCAGATCCCAACTCGCGAGGATGGCCGCCATGAACTCGGCGTTCGCCTTGCCGATGGCGTCGATGTCCTGGCTGTTGATCGCGGCCTGCTTCTCGGCGTCCTTCTCCAGGTTCCAGTCGGGCGAGAGGAAGTATTCCGCGTTGAGCTTGCCCCAGAGGTCTTTCGAGGCCCCCAGGGAGCGGTACACGTCCACCGTGCGCGTTCGGTTTGTAAGGTCTTTTAGGGAAATCGGCATTTGTCTCTCCTCCGTGAATGAATTAGTTGATGTTTACTCGGAATGAATTAGTTGATGTTTACTCGGCATGAAGCCGGAGCAGGGGCGGGGTGGAGGAAAGACATAAACCTGTTCCCTACCCCTACCCCGGCGCTCCCTGGCTTTGTTAGGCTTAGGCGGTCTCGCAGATCGTCTGGAACTGGCCGGCAGCCTGCGCGACCTCGTCGATGAACAATCCGCACTCCCACTGCAAACCCACGAACTTGGCCTTGTCGATCTGGTTCATGTTGGGCACGTTCCGAGCACGAAGTACCAGGTCTACGATGAAGGTCTGTACGATGCCCGTCTCCAGCGTGACGCCCGTGGCCTTGAGCCGCAGGTACACGGGTGTACCGTTGCGCTTTGCCGACAGATTGAGCAGCCCCACGAAGTCCGTACCGGCTACGTCGAACGGCAGCGTCAACAGCACCTTCGTGGCGGGCACTATACTGCCCAGCGAGTCCCAGGTGGGGGAGGCCGAGCCGATGAACGCTGCCTCGCCGAACGCAGGCCCGTATGTGTAGTCCAACCTGAATGCAGTGCTGATCAGCGTCGGCGCGGTCGACAGGAGGGCGTACGTGGTCGCGGAATAGAGATCGAACTGCATGTTCGAGATCGGGCTGGACTTCAGGACGGTGGGCGACGGCGCCGTGAATGCGACGGCGGGCGTGACGAGCTGGCCGAACACATTCCCATCCATCATCGGCTTGTCGCGCTTCGAGATCACGAAGTGGTGCGTGTTGAACACCACGTTCGCGTACTTGTTCACAGCGCCCGTGATACCGCGCTCCACCGAGTACGAGCGGTACACGATGGGCGTCTGGATCGCGATGGGATAGGTGCGCGTCTGGGCTATGGTGAGCGGGCCAGGCACGGGCGTGGCTATTCCGTAGATCGAGTCGAGCATGAAGAAGCTCTCGTCGAAGGTTGGAGGGGCGTCCCACTTGCCATCCGACCATTCGAGGTTGTTCGTGTTGCTACTCGGTATGAGGTGGCCGTCTGCCATGTACTCCTCGTTAGGAGCGCCTGCGGGCATGATCAGGATTTTGGTGTTGGGTAACTGCTTGTTGGCAGTTACCGGCGTACCGTGTGTGGTCTCGCCCGCTAAATGTGTGACTTGTAGGTCGTCGGATCGCAACGTCATTTGTTTGTCCCTCCGTTTATCTTCTTCTTCTTCTTCTTCGTTGTTTCGCTACCAGCGTCTCAGTTCAGTTCAGTTCAGTGACTGCCTATTTCTCGGCCTCTACTCTATGTTTGCCGGTGCCGGTTCGTCCCCCGCTCCCGCTTCCTCTTTCGCCTCTGTTTCTGTTTCTGTTGGTGCACCGTCCGGGTGCTTGACCCAGCCCGCCTTGATCTCCGCTGCGGTCGCCTTGCGGATCGAGCCTTCAGCGACCATCGCCGAAGCGTCCGACCCCAGCGCGCTCTCGCTTACTACGTCGCCCCGCGTCAGGTTGCCGACGAAGGGGAACAGCACCACGTACTGCTTCTCCTGCACAACCTGCTCTTCTTTCTTCTTGCTTGCCATGTGACGCCTCCTACTACGCGATTGCGGCTAGGCCGCCTTTGCAACTACGTTCCACAGGATGTCCCAGCCGATATAGCTCACATCCCCTTCCTGCATATCGCGGGGTATGTCCTGCCCTCTAATGCAGCTGTACAACATCCCGCCGTCATAGCTCTCCAATACCGCGCCATCCAGCAGCACGTCTATCCTGGCCGCCACCTGCTCCACCAGGTCGTTACTGTTCTGGTGCCAGATCGACGTTCGCAGCACGAGAGCAGTCGCCGTGTGAGTGTTCGGCCCGGTCTTGATCGCGCCTTCTCTCTCCGATGTGCTCACCACCTCCACCACTACCACTGCCCCCGTCGTCCCACGGAGGGCCACCCGCCTGAAGACATTAGCGCCCCCCAGCAGCGTTACCAGGGTTGCGTCTCCTATGAGCTTAGTCCAGGCCCACCGCGCTGCATAGTTAGAGTCGAGAGCCATCAGAACCCTTGTGCTATTGTGCGCTGTATCGCGTGCTCAACGACCTCCGCCACTTGCGCCTCGGTCGCAAAGTGGTCAAATGCGGGAGTTAACGCTGGATGTCCTGGGCGATACATATTGCCCAATTCTTCATCCACTGCATAATCCACCCCGTAGCCCACGATTAGCTCGCCCTCCGCGCTGACTGCTATGAACAGAGAGCGTCGCATGTCCCCCGTGACGACGTGTGTGGCGGCGTACGCCTGGTCGTAGATCAGCCCGCCCAGGTCTTCGAGGCCCACGTTGACCTCGCGCTGCAATCCGGCGTAGAGGCCCGTGAGGTGATTTTCTTTTGTGATGACCTCTAACATTTATTTCGACGCTCCTGTTCCCTACCTTCCCATTCCTCTTCTCAGCCTAAGATAGCAACAACTTGGTGAGCACTTGCCGGGAGAACTCCCGTGAGCGCCTGATGACGTGCAAGACCTCTAGCTCAAAACTCTCTGCCGTTTCGAGGTTCGTGACGACAACCACGTCTGTGCCCCTTACGTCCGTGTTGGCCCCAAATGTAACGGTGCTCTCCGCATCCTCGGCCAGTTGCTGCGCCCGTATTAGCTCCCTGCCCGTCAATGTGGCGTAGCGGCATGGCACGTCACTCGTTCGCACGGTCTGCGTCTCCGTGTATCCATTGGCCGTGTTGACGCGCGTGACCGTCTTGATGACCGCACTGTCCGGCAGGCCCCCGTCCATCTCCGCCCTGATGCTCGCGAGATCGGCGGTCGAGGCGTAGCCGCTCATGGCCGTCCCCTGAACTGGCGCCGCTGGAGAGCTATCGGGTCGCCCGTGTAGAACGTGTCATTCGGGTCGGCAAACCAGCCATCCGGCGTCTCGAGAGGGAAGTTGGCCTCCATCTGCCCCACCGCGGGCTCGTTGCCCGGCGCCGAGGCTATGGCCAGCGCGAGCTCTTCCTGCGTGCTTTGCAGCATCGCCACCAGGTTGTC